TCTTCTATTACTTGTACCCAATAAGGTTTACAAAAAGTAATTTGATTACCAAATTTCTCTTTACTGTAATTACAATAACGGCTACTTTGTTCACTTATAGAAAATGCTCTATGCCTATTCCACTCCCTAGATACTGAAATAGGACATTTAACTTTTACAGTAACTCTTCTTTCATGATATTCTGTAGGCTCACAGAGATATTGTAAATCATTCAATCTATGATTTTCTAATAAAACACGGTAATTTGTGGTAACATAAACATAGAGGTAAAACTCAGTTTCAACTTCAAGTAATTTTGAGTATTTATTAAAATTATAGAAGTTTATCATTCTTTCTAACTCAGAAAAAGACTTAATAGGAGATTTACTGTTAATCCTTATTTTCAAATATACAGTACCATGCTCTGCAATAGAACTATGCTTTTTTACATTAACTATTCTATCAACAAAATCTTCAGCAGTTAAAGAATTACCCTCTTCATCATATTTAATAAGATTATCTGATTTATAACAAGTTCTTCCTGCTATTTCTATTTGTTCAAAAATACCTTGAAGTCCTGGCTTCTGTGGTAATATTTCTACTGATGGCTTAATTAGTTTCATCTTTCTCAACTATTGTTATTAAATATGCAAAGAATATAATTAATATTATAATTATAGCTAGTAACCCTTGACCAAAGGAACACTTTCTTAAAAATGAAATTATTCCCCAGCCTATTAAGGAGCCTATTCCAATAGAAGAAGCTATTTTAAATATATTTAATAGCCATCTATATAAGAATTTATTTTTTTGTTTTTTGCTCATCTTCTATAAATTTATTTATAGTTGATGATGGAGTAAAACCTACCCATCTTTTAATAACAGTACCTTCATTATCTACTAATAGTATTGTAGGTACTGACATTATTTTATATTGGTCTGTTAATCCTTCAGTATCTTCATCAACATCAATAGATTTAACTTCAACAGCAACAGGATTTTCTTCAAATTCTTTAGTTTGTTGTTTACATGGATTACACCATTCTGACCAAAATTTCAATAGTTTCATTGCTTTTTATAATGTTTTATTAGTATTAAAGTATATATTAGTATAATCAGTATTCCTATAGATACAGGTTTATTTGTACTCCAAAACATTCCTGCAATATATCCTAAAAATGCATCTAATAGTACTAAAAATCCTATAAAGTATTTATTCATTGCTTATAAGTTTTAATTATTCTAGCTAATTCACTTGCTGCTTTTACTAGAGCAGTTTGTGCTTTTGTATTTCCTTTAAGCTCTTCTTCACTTTGTTCGAATATAAAACTATTAATAGCATTGTATAATTTTAATGAAGCAAAAGCTTTAGTTTTAACAGAAGTTCTAATACCCATATTAATTAAGTAACTTTTGTTTTAATTGATTAATTCTATCTTTAAGATAGAACTCTGCCTTTTCCAAATCTTCAATTTCTTTTTGAAGATTACTGATACCTTCTTCAGTCTTATAGCCTGCTCTAAGTACATATTTAATAACATTACCTAAAGAAAATCCCATATGTCTAGTAACATCAATTACCTCAATGCCACATAAGTCTTTAAGCCATGTATAATGTGAGGGGTGATTAACTCTATCTTCTTTAGTATGGTCAGCTACTAAAGTAAAATACTTAGGAACATTTTGCCATAATATATCAGGAGCATTAGTTACTGCTTGGGTTCTTTTATTTACTACTGTTTTACCGTCAGGAAGTATAATAACAGTATCTCCTTTTAAAGCAAAAGCAATATCTTCAATATAAAAATTTTCGTTACAATAAAATTCTTTCATAATTAATGTATCCAATAAGTTGGTAAAGTTCCATCTTCTAATCTTGAAATATCAGCATCTAATTTACACTTAGTACAGAAGTAAGCACCAGCTTTAACCATATATTTATACAATTTATCTGCTATTTCTTCAGCTATTTCTTCAGGAGCTTCGCAATTAATTTCCAAAGTGTTACAAATATGTCGATTCCACATATTTTCTTTATGTTTCCATAAAGTTCGGACTATATCTTATAGACATCTCCACAGGCATCCTAGTTCTTGTGAAGTTAATTGTCTATCTACGCTTTTCAAATGCTCTTGCATCTTACTCCATTTCTGGATAGTCTCTGAACTCCATCTTTTGTAAGAGTAACAATCTACTGGATATTTTGATAATAATTCTGAAATAATGTTAGCACCTTTGTACTTATTTATCCCTAAATAATAAAAAGTTCTACCATCTTTTTTATTTTCAGTTCTTATCACAGGATGAATACCATACTTTTCAAAGAATGGTATAAATATATCTTTATTTTCTTCATAGCTAAACTTTTGAGTATTCAAATTATAATTTAAATCTGCTTTATGTAAACTACCGTCATCATAAAACCATAAAGCTATTCCTAATTCATCCAAATTATTAATAACTTCTTCAAGCGGCATATTTTTTATAACCTTTAATAAATTAGAAGAACAAGACCTCATAATATATATAGGGGTTTTACAGAACCCATTTTCTGCTTGAAATGTCTTTCTTTTAAACATATCTCCCAACAAGGCACTTTTAAAATCTATATATTCTTCAAACTTACAATTAGTTATATAGAATGTACTATTACTGTTACTAGTTGCAATATGTCCATCCCCAAGTCTAGCAGTTAAGAAAACTTGTAGTTGCTCTCTTGTTAAAAGAGAAAGCTGCTGATTGCCCATTATTTCCTCCATAGTTAGTATATTTTTATTACTATGTGCAAATATACATAAAAGTTTTAACATTACCAAATTTATTAGTAAGTATTTTATGTCTTTAGGGGTTTCCAGCAATTAACGTAGTTTTACTACAACAAAAATTTATCGTAGGGTGTTACACAAATAAGTACTTTAAATAGTAGATTATTTGTTCTAAGATATTCAAAGAAATTAATCATAGATACTCTAAGGCAAAGAGAACCAGTACCCTGTATTCTATAATTAATACTCTGTTTTTCTGATGCAGATTTTCTTTTAAAGAATTGTTTTACATTTTGAACAGTATCACATAAAGGGGCTTCTTTTTTCATCTCTCTATAATACTCCCAAAAACCAGGTTCTTTAAATTTAGTCTGCATCTTTTTAAGATTTTCAAAATCATAGATATATGCCTTATGTCCTGTTAAAGGATTAAGGAGTATATATCCTTTATCCATAACATCTTTTCTACACATATCTTGATATTTTTTTACTCCTTTAAAACCACTCATATAGTCATTATATATCTTTTGAGCTTCTTCAATAGGAATACCTTTATTCGTAGCTATAGTATTGGCATCTCCACCGTAATTTATGGCGAACTCTATTCCCTTGGCTTCTTGTCTAAGGTTATGATAAAGTTTCTTAATATCCTTAATAGAAGTATCTCTTGGTATCTGTTTATACGACATATAAGCTGTAAGAGAATGAATATCACCCGAACCTTCAGTAAGTTCTTTTATAATAGCTTTATCATCAGCTATAGATGCTAATAAATAAGTTTCTTGACCACTATAATCTATACTAATCCATTTATTACCCTTTTCTGCTATAAAACTTCCTCTAGTTTCAGCATCAGCAGGTAGATTAAGAAGATTAATATAATCAACACCATTTGTTTTATCTTTACCACCTGAAGTTATTCTGGTAGTATCAGCTCCTAATTGTTGATAATTAGTATGGATCCTTCCACTTACTGGATTAATTTGCTCTAAGAAATTTTCACCATAAGTACTAACAACTTTTTGAGCAGCTTTATACTCAAGATAAATAGGTGCTATACTAGATATATTCTTTTGTGGCTTAATTACTTTAGCATCAATAGAATACTTTATTTGCCCAGTGGCTTTATCTTTAGTTGTTAAATCAAAACCTAATTCTTGTAGAAATGGAATTACTTGTTTAGCACTATTCCAATTAATAGTACATTGGGGTTCTGTATTAAACCCTTCAAATAAATCTCCTTGAAGATTGACAAAAGTAAACCTCTTATCATTAGGAAAGTTTTCTACCACCCAATTATTAAGAGCATTTAGACTATTATCTAATTTTTCTTGGTCTTTCTTCATTTTGATTTTCCATTTATCTATATCAAGCTTTATACCACAATATTCACAATAAGCTAATGGTAAAACAAATCTATTCTCATATTCTATTGCTGTAAGTAATCCCTGTTTTTCAAGCTTTTCATGCTGTTTGTCTTTAATCTGTTCAAGGTATTTAACATCATTAGCGGAATATTTTATTATTTCATCAGTAAGGTCTTTCTTCCATATTATTTGCCCTCTTACTGATTTATCTAATTCTACCTCTAAATATTCTAAACCTGCAGATTTTAAAGACATACTATGATAGCCAACAGGGTATCCTAACCACATTAATTTTTCAGCTAAATATCCATCATAAACTCTTTTAGGAACTATATGGTATTTAAATAGCCACTTTAAATCAAATTTAAGATTCCATCCTATAAATAGTCTATTTGACTCTAAATATTCTTTATAAAGTAGAATATCTATAGTAGTACAATCTATTACTATTTGAAAATCAAAGCATCCTAATTGGAGTAATTTAAGCTCTTTAGTATAGGGGTCTAAACCAGTAGTTTCAGTATCTAAACCTACTAAGGTTAAAGGTGTAAGGAGTCTTAAAGACTCCTCTACACCTATTATTTGATAAATATTATTAGTGAATAACTCTTTTTGAGCAGTTACTAAATATATATTACTCATTATTTATTACTATAAGCTATTAACTCATCAAAGTTGAGAATATAAGCATAATCTCTAAAGAATTTACTTCCTAAGATACCATGTATTTGAACTCCAGTAGTTTCTTTAATATATTTAAATGCTTCAGTAAAGTCAGTTAAATATAGGTCTACATCAAATTCAAGCTTATTATAACTAAGCTTACAAGACTTATATTTAGAAGAACTTCCTGAACCTAATCCTGATATATTTAAATTACAATCATGAAGTTCTCCTTTTATATTCTTAACTCTAGTATTAATATGTGATAAATCACTACCAGTATCTAATAAGAAATTAAACTTACAATTACCTTGATAAAAAGTAACTACAGGTAGCCCAGCTAAATCCATAGCTTCTTTAAAAGACATCTTAGATTTCTGAGCTTTCTTGAATTTATTGCTACTTACTTTATAAGATACAAATGCTATACCTAATGCAATAAGTACAATAATTATAAAGGTTGATATATATAAAATCATATTAATTAGTACTACCAAAACCTCCTCTATCTTCAGTATCAAGATTATCTACTTCAACAATCTTAATACCTGAACTTAATAACCATTTAATCTTTTGCCAGAATGTAGCTTTTTGACTTAATTGTATTCTAAATTGACATATTCTAGTACCACGAAGAATAGTAGTTTCATCAAAAGCTATAACAGGAAAAAGCCATTCATCATTATTGCCACTATAGGAGTTATCTATTACTCCAAAATTATTAGCTTGAATAATTCTATACCTAGAGAAAGTACTACTTCT